GAGCATTAGGAGGCTTCCAAGCTAATATCGGCGGTGCTGGTACAGATGACAAAGGAACTCAATGGTACAACGGTGGTGGACTTAGCTTTGACGGTGTAAAAATCGCTGTAGCAAATGGATTACCTGACAATACTATGGTAGCTGCTGAAAAAAGCAACTTATTCTTCGGAACTGGTTTATTAAACGACCAAAACGAAATCAAAGTGATTGATATGGCTGACATTGATGGGAGCCAGAATGTACGTGTAGTGATGAGATATACTGCAGCGGTACAGTACGGATTAGGAAGCGAGATTGTTCTTTATTCTTAATATCTACAATTAATTAATCAAAGAGGGTAGGTCGGCAACTTCCTACCCTTTTTTAATATAAAATAATATGGCTTGTAATTTAACAAAAGGTAGATTGGAACCTTGTAAGGATGTAGTAGGTGGCTTGAAAGCTGTTTACTTTACTGACTTTGGGGATTTAGGTACTGTAACAAAAGTAGATGACGAAATTACTGATTTAAGCGGTACGTTCGTAGCATACAAATATGATTTAAAAGGTGGGTCTAGCTTTGAACAAGCTATTACATCTTCACGTGAAAACGGAACAACTTACTTTGAGCAAACTTTAAACTTAACTTTAAAGAAACTATCAAAAGAAGATAACAAGGAAATTAAACTTCTTGCTTATGACCGTCCTCACGTAGCTGTAGAAGACTATAACGGCAACGTCTTCATTATGGGCTTAGAGCACGGAGCAGAGGTAACTGGCGGTACTATCGTAACTGGTGCTGCAATGGCAGACCTTTCTGGTTATACACTTACCTTTGTAGGTCAAGAGGTGCAACCAGCAAACTTTGTAGCTAGTCCTACGGCTGCTGACCCATACGCTGGTATGAGTTCTGCAACGGTAACTATCACAGTTGGTACTAATTCTTAATTAGAACTACATTAATATCAAGAGGGGCGATTAGCCCCTTTTTTTATGCCTTATATTTAACAAAACCAAGACTTTATTATTGTATAAGTATGCAGATAATACAAAGTTCAACAGATAGCCAGACTCTTAATTTTATACCAAGAGAATACACTTCTGGAACTACATATACTATTTCAATAAAAGACGAAACAACCAACAAAGAGGTGTTTAGTTCTACGGCTACAACCTTTACAGCTTTGGATTATTACTTTCAATACAGTAGCGTTTTTACATTAGTAGAGAATACAATGTATATGCTAGAAATTAAGGACGGTAACAACGTAACCTTTAAAGATAAAATATTCTGTACTAATCAAAATATCACTACATATAGTGTAAACGATAACGAGTATATAAAAAATACAATAGCTAACGACTTTATAGTATTATAATGGGAAGAAATACAAACCAAAAACAAGGTGGTGTTCACGTGATTAGTTTATCAACGTATAACAAGCCTGAGATTACAGAAGATAAAAGGAAAGACTGGGTTAATTATGGCTCAGATAATGATTACTATTCTTACTTAATAAGATTATTTACAGACAGCACAACTAACAACGCTATTATTGGAGGTGTATCTTCTATGATATTCGGTAAAGGTTTAGATGCTTTAGATAGTAGTACAAAAACAGAAGAGTACGCTGCAATGCGTTCTATCTTTTCTAATGAATGTTTAAGAAAAGTTTCTTTAGATTTAAAACTATTAGGGGAAGCAAGTTTTCAAGTTACATACAAAGACAAAAAAGTATATAAAGCAGAACACTTTCCAAGACAAACATTACGAGCAGAGAAATGTAACGAAGAAGGACAAATAGAGGCTTACTACTACCATCCAGACTGGGTTAATATTAAACCTTCTGACAAGCCTAAAATAATTAAAGCATTCGGATTTGGTAATGGTACTGAACCAGAAATTAAAATAGCTAAAAGATACGTTTCAGGAATGGACTACTACTGTCCTCCAGATTATATCGGTGGTTTAGCATACGCAGAATTAGAATCAGAAGTGTCAGACTATTTAATCAATGATGTAACTAACGGTTTTAGTGGAACTAAGGTAGTAAACTTCAACAACGGAGTGCCAGACCAAGACCAACAACTAAGCATTAAGAATGATGTAATGCGTAAGCTCACAGGAAGCCGAGGAGAGAAGGTAATCATTGCCTTTAATAACAACGCTGAAAGTAAGACTACAATAGACGACGTGCCTTTAAATGATGCACCAGCGCACTATGAGTATCTATCTACAGAATGCTCAAACAAATTAATGGTTGCTCACCGTATTACTTCGCCTTTACTTTTAGGAATAAGAACAGGTAACGCTGGACTAGGAAATAACGCTGATGAAATCAAAACAGCATCCTTGTTATTTAATAACGTTACTATAAGACCGTATCAAGACCTTTTAATAGACTGTATTGACGATATATTAGCTTTTAATGGTATATCACTAAAATTGTACTTCAAGACCTTACAACCGCTAGAATTCATTGATACAGATAATGCAATAACAGACGAAGCAAGAGAAGAAGAAACAGGTGTTAAATTATCTAAGTATTCTTTTAATGATGAAAAGGCTTTTGACTTACTAGACGAACTAGGAGAAGAAGAAGATTTAGACAACTGGGAATTAGTAGACGAAAGACAAGTAGACTACGACCAAGAAGAAACACTAGATAAAATGATAGGTTTAGCTTCTACAGGAGCTGCAAGACCAAATGCAAAGAGTAAACAAGATGGTGAATCTGAAGGAATGAAATTTAAGGTTCGTTATCAATATGCACCTTTAAAGGCTTCTGCAAATAGTAGAGAGTTTTGTTCTAAGATGGTTGCATCTAAAAAGATATACCGTAAAGAAGATATTATTCAAATGGGTAACCAAGCGGTTAATGCAGGTTGGGGATTAAATGGAGCTGACACTTATTCTATATGGGAATTTAAAGGTGGAGGAGACTGCCATCATTTCTGGATGAGGAAAACTTATATGGCTAAAGGAACTACACCAGACGCAAAGAATCCAAAAGCAGAAGTAAGTGTAAACAAAGCAAAGAAAGAAGGTTTTACACCTGAAAAGAACGAATCAAATGTGGCTAAACGACCAACCGATATGCCTAACAACGGTTTTGTAAATAAATAAGAAATGGCAGAAGCACTATTAATAGGAAGAGCAGACATAGTAAAATTTACTGCAATGAATGGTAACGTAGATACGGATTCGTTTATTCAATGGATTAAAACCGCTCAAGATATACACATACAAAATTATTTAGGTACAGACCTTTTTGAGAAGATACAAGCTGATATAATTGCGGGTACTTTAACAGGAGACTATTTAAGCCTTGTGAACGCCCATATAAAGCCTATGCTGATACATTGGGCTATGGTGGAGTATTTACCCTTTGCAGCTTATACAATCGCTAACAAGGGCGTATTTAAGCATTCTAGTGAGAACGCTGAGAACGTATCAAAAGACGAAGTAGATTACTTAGTTGAGAAAGAACGGGATTTAGCACAATACTACACAGAAAGGTTTATTTCTTATATGAGTTTTAACAATACATTATTTCCAGAATACAGAACTAATACAAACGATGACATTAACCCATCTTACGATTCAAGCTTCTCAGGTTGGGTGCTCTAGTAAATTATGAAAAGAAAGAAAGTAGGCACTTATAAGCCTAAACAAGATAATGTAATTAAACTAACTAATTATCTAAATAACATAGATAACAAAATAGAGAATAAATTATTGTATAAGTATGGCAAATAGCATTAACTGGGGCATAGTATACTGCTCAACTACTTTTGGAGATACGTTTAATACAACGGATGATATTCCACAATTTTCAGCACCTGAATGCTGGGTAGGAGTATTAGGATTTTCAGCAGACAACACAAACATAAGAACAGATACAACAGCATACACAGCAGACGCAACACAACTTTAAATAAAATAAAATGGCTAAAAGAACGGTAAATATTGGTAGTACGGCAAACGATGGTACAGGAGACCAACTAAGAACTGCCTTTGATAAACTAAATCAAAACAACGATGAAATCTATGGAGCTAACTTCGTAACAGAAGATATGCTTAATGATAACATTGTAGGAGCGGACGAACTAAAAGTAACTGGAGACGGTGCTGCTGGTCAAATTCTTACTTCAAATGCAGATGGAACTTTCTCTTGGGCAACAGGAGTAACGGGAGACATTACAGGAGTTGAAGCAGGAGCTGGTTTAACAGGCGGAGGTACTGGAGGCGATGTTACTTTAAATGTAGTTGCTGGTACAGGTATTACTGTTACAGCAGATGAGGTTGCTCTTGCTACTACGGTACAAGACGAAATAACTGTAAACACAGGTAAGGTTGGGATTACTACTCAACAAGCCGCAGACATTGTAACTAACAATGGTAAACTTACAGACCAAACAGTTGTTTTAACTGAAGGAACAAATGTAACAATTACTGGTACTTATCCTAATTTCACTATTGCATCTGACGATGTAACTGGTGCTGTAACTTCTGTGAATGGTGCAGTTGGTGTTGTAGTTTTAGATACAGCTGACGTAGCGGAAGATACTAATTTATACTACACAGAAGCAAGAGTAAGTGCAAATACAGATGTTGCAGCTAACACAGCTAAAACAGGCATTACTTCTGGACAGGCTTCAGAGATTGCAGCTAACACACTTAAAGTAGGAATCACAACAGCACAAGCTGGAGAGATTGTAGACAATAACGCTAAGACTTCATTTCCGGGCTTTGGTACTTCTAGTACAACAGCTTTAGTAGGAGACACTGCTTTATTACAAATAGGTACTTCAAGTGGTACTGCTTTAGCGGGAGATACGTCATTACTTGTATTGGGTACTTCTAATTCAACAGCTTTAGCAGGAGACACTACAACGATTACTGCACAGCAAGCTACTGACATTTCAGATAACAATTCTAAATTAACCAATGCAACGCATACTGGAGAAGTTACAGGTTCTGGTGCTCTTACTATTACTAACGGTGCGGTAGTTGCAGATAGACTTGCTACAGACGCTGTTACTACAGTTAAGATATCAAATGGTGCTGTAAGTCACGATAAACTAGAAGACAGATATACGGAAGCGGTTTCAGTTACAACCTTAACAGGTGCTTATAGTTTAGACTGGTCTACGGGTGCTATCTTTGTAATGAGTGGCTCTTTAACAGGAAACATTGAATTTGATTTTACTAACTATAAGGTAGGTCAAACAATAGATATCTATAACCTTACTGGAGCGCATTCAATAACTTTTGATTCAGATGCTGCTACAAGTGAAACCTTTAATAAATGTGGAGGCGTAGATTATGCAGGAGCTTCAACAAACCTAATACAAGTTCAATGTGTAGACGATTCAGCAAATGCTGTTTTTAATTATGCAGTTAGTGCTTATGTAAGTGATACAACACCAAGCTAAAAAATAAATTATGAAAGCAAGACAATTAGAGAACGGAACAATAAAAACGTTTAGTAAAGTACCTAAGAGATTAGATAAAGTTATCGGTGGATTTGATACACTATCAGATAGCGAACTTGAATCGTTTGGACTTTATGATGTAGTTACTCCAGTAATCAAAAATAGCCAAAAATTAGGAGCAATTGAATGGAGTGCACAATACAGCGTTTTTGTTTATCCAGTTGAAAATAAAGAGTTCAGTCAATCACTAGCAGAAATGAAAGCTCAAAAGATAGAAGACTTAAAAGCTATCTATGGTCGGGAATTAGCTAAAACAGATTGGATTATCATTAGAGACAAAGAACTTGGTAATACTACTGATTCAGACATTTTAACCGCAAGAGCAGCCTTAAGAACAAACTGTGCAACAAAAGAAGAGGCTATAAACGGTAAAACAACAAAAGCATACGTAGCAGATTATTCACTTCCAAACTTTATATAAATGGGATTAAACGAAAGGTTTTTTAGTTCCTCAAGTTGTGATGAGCCTTCAACAACAGGTTTACAACTTTTTCTAGATGCTAGTGATACAAATTCTTATCCTGGTACAGGCTCAACTTGGTTTGATTTAACTGCTAATGGGTATAATGCGACTAATAATGGTGCTACTTGGAATAATGCAGGGTACTTTGAAGTTCAATCAGGGGATTATTTTAGACTTCCTACTGGCGCTCCATTTAACAGAAGTAATACCATAAAAAGTATAAGTGCTTGGGTTAAAGCAGACACAACAACTTCTTCTGTTTTTCCCTTTAGTGTTTCAAGTTCTTCATCCCAAGCGGATTTATTCTATTTTGTTTATGCGGGAGCAATTAATAAGGTTCTAATTGAGGTTAGAGATGGGTCTAATTCCAATGCCAGTTTTAAGGAAGCAACTATGGTTTCAGATACTGATTGGCATCATATAGTAGCTCAATTAACTGCCACAGGTGTTGAAATTTATTTAGATGGAGTTAGTAAAACAGTATCTTATTCAAACTCTGGTAGTGGAAATAACACCTCTTGGATAGCTTACCCTTCTTATGCAGGTACTCCAATCGCAGAAATTGGTTCACTAAGGGCAACTAATAGGATTACATCTGATGGAAGTATAAGCAAGGTTAGACTTTACGATATAGTTTTAACACAAACTGAAATTGATAATTTATACTGCGAAGGAGAATAATGCAAGATTTGAAGATATACGGGTTGAATATTGGAGCAATGCTTTTTAGTGCTGTAAATGAGTTTAACCCTATGCTTCAAACGATAGTATTGGTTTTAACAATAATATACACAGCGGTTAACATATACAAACAATTCAATAAATAAAATGAGAAAGAAAGACTTAATACATTACTGCGGTGCGGCTGGAATATTCCTAATGGTAATTTTATTACTACTTTATCTAGCAAACAATTCTATACCAGCAGACAACAAAGACATTTTTGTATCTATTACAGGTATGATAGTTGGAAGTTTATCTGTAGTTATTTATGCTCTTATAGGACGCAATCCAGAAGAGGTAGCTAGCTTACAGTCTAAGGTAGATTCTCAGGCTAAACACATAGAAGTGTTGGTTAAGCAAAAGGATGACGTAGAAGCTATGTTAATCAATCTACAAAGCAACTTAATTGACAACATAACTATATTCGGGTCTACAGTATTTGATTCACTTAAAGATAGAAAATAATGTTACACTTTGAATTATCTGAATTTGATTCACCAGATGAGCAAGGTTCTGGAAAGTATATGGATGAGAGCTTCTTGTCTATGCTTGATGATGCTCGTGGTATCGCTGGTATGCCTTTTATCATTAACTCAGGATTCAGAAGTAAGAGCCATAATGCCTACGTTGGAGGTAAAGAACAAAGCAGCCATCTGTTTGGATATGCCGTTGATTTACATTGTACAGACTCAAGAAGCAGAAGTATTATCATTAGCTCCTTGCAAAAAGCAGGTTTCAATAGGTTTGGAATCGGAAACACATTTATCCACTGTGATAGCGACCCCGACAAAGACCCCAATGTTATCTGGACTTACTAGTACAGCGGGTAATACTTTAACTTATGAGTAAAAAGAAATTCAAAGATACCAAGGTTGGTCAGTTCTTACTGAATAAGATACCTAGTGTTGTTGGTTCTCTTGCAGGAGATACTCCAGCAGGAAGCGTTATAAAGGCTCTTATAGGTGGCTCTGAAATGAGTGATGCCGATAAGACAATAGCACTTAAAAAGCTAGACCAAGAAATAAATGAATTTGATGGCATAACTAAACGCTGGGTAGCTGACTCTAGAAGCGGTTCTTGGCTGTCTTCTAACGTTAGACCTCTTACCTTAGCCTTTCTTACAGTTGCTTTTGTAATTGGTTGGGCATATCAATTGGAGGGATTAGATACTGTTAAAAGCCTTTTACAGATAGTCTTTATGGGTTACTTTGGAAGTAGGGGATTTGAGAAGGTGATGGGTAACAACAAACACAAGTAAAAGTTTT